GGGGGTTACTCGGAATTGAATCCGCAGGCTAGCTACCAATATGTGTTTTTATACTGGGTCACCACCTGGTAACCTTTTGGTGATTTTCACTCTTTCTAATGTTTTGACACATGAAGATTGAGAGGAAATACACCCAAAGGAAAACAAGCTTCGGGATCTTTTTAATCTTTGTTTTAACGTCTAAGATAAGACGTATAATCAAATGATTATCAAGTTTCCTACAGGAGCAACATATTTCAGTTAGTCCTGGGAGGAGATTTCGTAGTCCCCAGTGCTACATTGTAGGACTTTCCCAAATCTGACAGGTTTGAGGTTACTTCCTTTCACCTCATATAGAGGTACATTAAGAAAGGACAGAGCTTTAAATTGTCAGAGTTGATTACGAATTCTTCTTAGAAGAGAACTTTACTCTTCTGTTATGTTTTTGTACTCTTAGAGCTCTATTAATCTTGTTGATTTCAGAAGACCAGTATGGAGAGTGTAACATGATTCTCTCAGCAGTTTTAACTGCCGGGATTTGATCAATTACACCAACAACTGATTGCTTTTGAGCCATCAAGTTAATCGGAGTCTCTAAGTGTTGAACAAAAAGAGAGAAAACAATTTGATCTGACCACTCAATCTTATTTTCCCCTAAAACTCTGAACAATTCTTCCTGTAATGACCAATGGTCAATATCAGAAAGATGTGCAGAGAAAATTCTTTGAATTAGACTAAACCAATTAATTGATTTAGCTGAACCATTGAATTCAGGGAAATAAAGAAGTGTGAAGATCGAAATGTCTTTGTCTCTTTTGATCATTTTAACAATTTCAATAACCAAGAGTTTAGTAAACTTTCTAAGGAACTTCACTATCAATACCGGGAAACCTATGATTAGCACACCCTGTAGTGTCAATGCTACCAACACTGCTTGAGCGTATTTTGGCAAACTCATGAATTCCTTTCTGCTCCATAAAAGTGGAACAGATAGAGAACAAAGAGTTGTCCAGAATACCTTAATCTCTCTTGATAGAGAGATAGGTCCTAGAGCTCTCTTCTTAAGCAAAATGTTTTGCATTTTAGCGTAATCAGAGACCTCTAACCTCAAGATTTCTGTTAGCAATCTTTCCCATTGTTTTCTTATTACTTCATATGAAGTAGAAGAAGACATGGATCCGATTTGCCACAGACCTCCTTGTGGACCGAGTAGTGCCAAAGTATATTTATATACTTGAGGAAGTTTCTTTTGGAACAACCTTATGTATATTTTTATACACATTGACAAGACGTCATCAAAAAGGTAAGATTTCTTATCCATATCAGATAATACTGATGACAGATAGAGAGGATTTCTTATCGTTTGAACTAAAGCTTTCATACCTATGGGAGAAACTTCAACAAGAGTTTCACCCGTAAAGTAGAAAAGTCTTTTAGCAAATTCGATAAGATCTCCAGTAAACCCTTTAATAGGGTTTACCTCCACACCTAATTGCTGAAGGATCTTAGTATACTCATTGGCGACCTGTGATAATGCTGAAGCAGCATCATCCCCAAGGATTCCGTATTGCCCTGTTCCGCTCAAGTATGTAGCATGAACATTGTGCATGGCGGCAATCATAATAATATGGTTAGATAAACCTAACATAGTAAAGCTTGAGTATATACCCATAGCCTGACCAACAGAATATTGAATTTCCTCATTAGTATGGGAATTCCAATAGGGTCTCGTAACTAGATCTTTCCATAATTTTCCATCAAGACCAAGAGCTGTCAAGATATCTGCCTGTAAATGAACAGGAAGTCTATCTGTGGCTGCACTAAGGTCAAGTGAATATAATGGATGAACTAGAGTAGGATTATTTAGTTTAACTAAATTCTCTCTACCCTTCTTCATAAGATCAAGCGGAGCACCTTGATTGAAAGTTCCATCTTCTGGGATCTTCGATAATCTGGAGGCTAATTCATCATGTAAAGGTTTTAGTAACACTTGTGACCAGTAATCACTTATACCAATTACTCTAGATTTTTGTCTAGGTTCCGCTATGATTGCAAGTCTACCAAGGTACAATTTTCTTAAGTATTTAAATGATGTGAATCATTGGAATACAAAATAGATTATAAACCAAGGGAAGGCAACAATCAATAACAGAATAAAAGTTAGTGTAAGTGTTCTGAATCCAACGTGCCAACTAAACTTAACAAAATGAATTATTTTGCTAGGATTATACCAATAAGCTACTGTGTCAAGGAATATCGAAAAGATAACAGAATTGGCATTCACTCCAGATTTTTCCGGAAGGATGAATTTCCATCCTCTTAGTCTAATAGGTTGATTAATCCCAAGAGTTTTTAAGGCTCTTTTGATTGATCCAGCAGGTAGTGTTTTCATAATACCTTTATGAGGATCCGTAATGGTTCCAAATTTTGGTGTATGATGACCACTTGTTGCCCTAATAGAACAAAGAGATGTAAAAAGACATCTTAATATTCTAAGGTTGACATTACCAGGGCACATTCGTGCTTTGATTAATGCCTCTCTAAAGAATACCGGTAAAATTGTAGGAAGACCATTTCTAGTTACCTTAACCCATATCTTATGATCTCTAGTAGTTTCACCAGATAAGAAGGCTAGGCAAAGTCTATAAACTTCTGCAAAGTATTTAGTAAACATGATTTTACCTGAATTTCTTCAGATTCTTTCAAGTTCACCGAATAAACTAAACAGATGTTTTGACTCTGCTTCCGTAAGACCGAAAAGCGCTACAATCATTCTTCTGATTCTAGATAATTCTTTAAGTTTCAGGAACGTGAAGTTAGTTCTTCCAGCACTCTGTGCAGGATGAGGGGATGTAAATCCCGCATTGTGATTGATAGTGTATTTAATTACTCTATAAATCCAATACATAACCCATGCTCCTAGAATCAAATAGATTACCAAGAACCATAGAATGGTTGTTGCGAATGCATTTGCATTATTAACGCTGCATGCTTCTTTTAAAAGAGAAGCTCAACTCTTTAATAATTTTATTAAATTGTTTGTAGCTGTTAATATTTAAATGTATTCTCTTAGAAGTTTTACATCCTTTTTAACTGACGTGGCCTGCTAAGCCCGCCGCCAGTGTTCGGTAGCATTCAAGAACCGAACAGGACATTAGAATTCCAAGGATGGTCTTCACCATCATTACCACTTCCGCGCATCGCACCAGAATATGGTGGGAAGCCGGGCGATCGCTCAACTGAGTTGAACAGAACACCTTTGGCGTTGGGTTTTGTGGAAGTCTCGATCGGTTACTCGTATTACACATGGTATGTGTAGGAACTCATTACCGGGGTCGATGACGGTAGAGCCTATCAGGCTC